GATGCCCATGGGTTGGCTTTCATGGCCATTTAGCTCACTTAACATAATGTCGCGAAAGTCTAAGACAAAATGAGCCAACTACCGTGATATGATGATAGGGGGACAGCGCTGGCCAAGTGCCACCGTCTCGATGGGGAATGACCGCCCGTGCCAATGAGCCGGGCGGTTTTTGCTCCCATCAGTCTTCATGAGTCGACCGAGATCGGGAAGGATTTGTCTCTTCTAGCGCGGAACATGGCATGCGAGAGGAGATGGTTACGTGAATACCAGAGCAAAGGCAATTACGGAACTCGAGGAGTTCCTCAAGTCAGATGCCAGGTGTGCCCTAGTGACAGGGACAAACCAACGTGAGAAGCACAAGCTAGTCCTGAGTGTCCTGTCGAGAGTCAAAGAACCATCACGCATTCTGTTCAGGGCTAATGGGCTGGACATGGTTGGCGGTTTCTTCGACAAGCCTGAGCTGCGAGTGAAATCAGGAGAACCACTTCGCTTTGGGAGTCATCGTATCTTCTTTGATTCGCTTAACAAGGTTACTTGGCGTAGAAGCCCGCGTATGTTCGACTTTGCTGTCCTTTATCCATTGGACTCCGCCTGCCGACAGAGGGACAAAGAGTGCGTCATTGAGGACCTAATGACGCTTAGGCAGATCAATAAGGTCTTCCTGGTAAGTTGGACGGATGTCCATGACTTTGGCTGGCTGGATCAGTATGTGGATAAGCGCATAGTGTTTGATGCTGAAGAAGAGGAGCCAGAATATCACAAGAGAATGCTCGACCTACTGCGGGGGGAACGCAGACTGTAAAGGCCTTCGGGCCCATTTTGGGCACAAAAAAACCGCCCTTACCTGCGGCTTTCCATAAATTTTGAATGTACCGGGGGGGTCGGGCATGTGCCCTTCCGCCTCAAGACTAAACAGTCTTGATCACCAGAACGAGTACCAAGATGAGGGCGATTAACTCAAGCGCCCTCACTAGCATCTTCATTCTGTTCCCACCTCCTTTAAGAGGCTACGAGTACAGTGTAGCTTGCGAGTCTCACGATGGCAAAGGCAGTTATTGTTACTTGGAGGTAGCATCATGGAGATCTTGAGTATGAAGCTGGATCAGTTGATTCCTTCCAGCTACAATCCACGCCGCGCACTTCCAGCATAGTCTGAGGTTGCGGATGGCCGCAGGGTTCTGAGATGAGCTGGCGAATACTCACCACAAGGTGGTGAATAGATGCATCAGAGCAAGTGCGATATGGCCAAGAGAAGCATAATGGTGAGCGAACGGATAGACTTGATAATTACCGACGAGTCGGAGCCTCAAGGGAATATGATAGAGGCACGCTATAATGTCGGGTACTACCTGGCAGGCGACATACTGCAGCTTTCTGCTGCAGGCATCGGCGAAATCAACCTCTCGGCCATCGACATCGAGTCAGTATCCCTAGACACAATAGTGTTCCATCAGCTTATTGATGGCCATCGCCAGAAGGTTATGCTCAGGCTGCGATGATGAGCGGGAACTGACAGGAGCATAGAATCACACACGCCCCCAGCGTGTTCGAATGAGCACGCTAGGGGCGTTTCTATTGGGGAGTGAATGTTGTGGGAGGTGATGATGGTGAGCTTGGCTCCTAAGCAGGAACGCTTCGTTGAAGAATACCTGTTGGACCTGAATGCGACGCAGGCAGCGATTCGGGCTGGATATAGCGTGAAGACTGCCAATGAGCAGGGGTCTCGGTTGTTGTCAAATGTTAGTGTCCGCGTGCGCATAGACTCGGCCCTGGCCGAACGATCCCGGCGTACTGGCATCAATCAGGACCGGGTTCTGCGCGAGCTCGCCCGGCTTGCCTTCGTCAACGCTCCGGACCTGATCAACGTGTCCGACGCCACGCTCCTGGAGGATGCCTCTCCCGACGACACCGCAGCCATTGCTTCCGTCAAGGTGAAGCGCCGGCCGACCGAGGACGGCGATGAGGTTGAGCGCGAGATCCGCCTGGCTGACAAACTCAAGGCCTTGGAGCTCCTCGGCAAGCATCTCGGAATGTTCACCGATCGGCTGGCCGTGGACATCACTGGCGTCAAGATTGTAGATGACATCGGTGGCGAGAAAGCGTGAAGCAGGTTAGCCTGAGCAACCTCATCGCTCCCAGCTTCTACGACTTGCACCAGGACGTTAAGCAAGGCCTACACACCCACCACTGGCTGAAAGGTGGCCGCGGCAGCACCAAGAGCACCTTCGTCAGCCTGGAGATCATCCTGGGTATGATGAAGCATCCCGAGGCCAACGCAGTCGCGCTGCGCAAGGTGGGCGTGAACCTCAAGGACAGCGTCTACGAGCAGCTGCAGTGGGCGATTCAGGCGCTAGGGGTAGACCAGTACTGGGATTCCAAACTGAGCCCTCTTGAACTCATCTACCGGCCGACCGGGCAGCGTATCATCTTCCGCGGCGCCGATCGACCGAAGAAGATAAAGTCTACCAAGTTCCGCAGAGGCTACGCCAGATACATCTGGTACGAGGAAGTGGACGAGTTCGGCGGGCCCGAAGAGATCCGCATGATCAACCAGTCGCTGATGCGGGGCGGCGAGCAGTTCACCGTCTTCTACTCCTACAACCCGCCGCAGAGCCAGCGCAACTGGGTGAATACCGAAGTCCTGGATGAGAGGCCGGACCGTGTGGTCCACCATAGCACCTACCTGACTGTTCCCCGGTATTGGCTGGGCGAACAGTTTTTTGTTGAGGCGGAACACCTGAAGGCGACCAAGCCCGAGAAGTACGAGCACGAGTACATGGGCAAAGTCACCGGCACCGGTGGCGAGGTGTTCACCAACCTGACCATTCGGAAGATCAGCGACGAGGAGATTGCTGGCTTCGACCGCATTCACCGAGGGCTGGACTTCGGCTACGCAGAAGACCCACTGCACTACACAGTCAATCATTACGACCGCAAGCGTCGGCGACTCTACATCTTCCATGAGATCCACGCAACCAGGTTGAAGAACAGCCTGGCAGTGGCGCAAATCAAGCGCGAGAACACAGGTAATCGAACAGTGGTAGCAGACAGCGCCGAGCCGCGGACTATCAATGAGTTCCGCGAGCTCGGCCTTAACATTCTGCCGGCGAAGAAGGGCCCGGACAGCGTGGAGCACGGCATCAAGTTCCTGCAGGACATGGAGGAGATCGTGATTGACCCGGAGCGCTGCCCGAATACTGCCCGGGAGTTTATCGGTTACGAGCTGGAGAAGGACAGCGAAGGCAACTTCCGGTCGGACTATCCGGACAGGGACAACCACAGCATCGACGCGACCAGGTACAGCCTGGAGCACGAGATGCGAAATGCCCGGGCGAAGGTCGGTACCAAGAAGTCGGCGTTGGGGGTGAGGTAATGGCCATTATTAGAGACAGAGAACTCATACCGGATCTCGAGAACATACCGGTGCAGATAATTGTGAGCTGCATCAAAGAGCACCAGGTGGGCGTTGCACGGCTGGACAAGCTGGAACAGTACTACCTGGGCAATCACCCAATACTGCAGCGAAACCTCGGAGCTACGACAGGGCTGCCCAATAATCGTCTGGTGGCTAACCACGCCAAGTACATCACGGACATCGTGGTCGGTTATGTCACCGGCAACCCGGTGCGGTACAATGGCGAGGGTTTGGACGACCTGCTCCGCATCTACGAGCAGGTGGACATCGTCTCCCATGATGCCGAGCTGGCCAAGGACCTGTCCATCTTCGGCGTCGGTCGCGAGCTCTACTTCATGTCAGGCGAGGAGACGCCCATTCCCAAGACCACGGTCATTGACCCGCGGCAGATCTTTCTGGTGGTGGATGACTCGGTTGAGTACCGGCCACTGTTCGGCGTGCACTACTACCCAAAGCGTGACATCAACAACCAACTCGCCGGGTGGAACGTGCTGGTCTACACGGCCGGAGACGTCACCAGGTACTTCACCAAGGCGCTGGACGCGCTGGACTACCAGCAGATTGACCAGCAGCCGCATTACTTCGGCGCCGTGCCTGTCGTTGAGTTCTGGAACAACGAGGAGTGCCAGGGCGACTTCGAGCAGCAGATCAGCCTGATTGACGCCTACAACGTCCTGCAGTCTGACCGCGTGAACGACAAGGAGCAGTTGGTGGACGCGATCCTTATGCTGAAGGGCATGTCCTTGGGCGATGACGAGGAAGAGGCTTCCCGGGCAATCACTCAGCTCAAGAAGTACAAGGTGCTGGAGATGCCCATGGCCGAGTCTGATGCGGCCTGGCTGACCAAGCAACTGAACGAAACCGAGGTGGAGGTGCTCCGACAATCCATCCGCCAGGACATCCACGAGTTCAGCATGGTCCCGAATCTGACCGACGAGAACTTCGCTTCCAACGCCTCCGGGGTGGCCATGAAGTACAAGCTGCTCGGTCTAGAGCAGTTGGCCAAGAACAAGGAGCGTTACTTCGTTCAGGGCCTGCGCGAGCGCCTTAAGCTCTTCGCCAATATCCTGCGCGTCAAGGGTAAGGCCATCGACGTTAGTGGCGTCGAAATAGTGATGAACCGCAACCTGCCGGCTAATGACCTGGAGATTGCCCAGACCATCTCGACTTTGGCCAACATGGTGTCCAACGAGACGCTCATCTCCCAACTCTCCTTCGTCCATGACGCAGCCGAGGAGACCAAGAAGGTTACTGCCCAGAAGGACGAAGAAGCCAAGCGACAGCAGGAGATGTTCAGCCAACAGTTCCCGAAGGACGCCCAGGTAGGCGAGGATGAGGAGTAGTGCCTATTGGGAGCGCCGCGCCAGGCAGAGGATGGCGCAGTACCACCGGTCCGCCGACAGTACCATCAACACAGTCACCCGGGCCTACGACAAGGCCGTCGCTGACCTGACAGTCGAGATCGAGGCCATCTACAACACCTTCGGGGAGAACGGCAAGCTCACTCCGGCGGAAGCACGCGCAGCATTGAATGAGGTCATTTCTAGGGGAGAATGGGATGCACTGAAGGGTAGTCTCAAGCACATCAAGGACCGAGACATACGGAGACAGGTGCGGGCCAAGCTGAACGCGCCTGCCTACCGGGCGCGCATCACGCGCCTTGAGGCGCTTAGGGCCCAGGCATATGTCCAGTCCAAGGTCATCGCCGATGTTGAGCTTGCTGCCAGCAAGGCCGGGTACATGGACGTTATCAACGAGGCCTACTACCGGACCATGTTCGACCTGCAGAAGGGGCTTGGGGTGGGCTTTGAGTTCGCGGCCATACCGAATAGGGTCGTGAAGACGATCCTGAAGCGTCCCTGGAGTGGACAGCACTTTAGCAGCCGTATCTGGGGCAACACCGATTATCTGGCGGACAAGCTGACCGAGATTCTGACCGCCGGCGTCATGTCGGGCGCTGGGGTAGCAAGCATGCGCCGGCAGTTGCAGGAGATCACCGGGGCCGGTAAGTATGCTGCGGCCAGACTGATCAGGACTGAGACAACCTACATGGCCAACGCTGCCGAGATGGAGAGCTACGCCGAGGCAGGCATTGACCAGTACATCTATGTGGCCACGTTGGACAGCAGGACTTCTCCTATCTGCCAGAAGCTTGACCGCAAGGTGTTCCCCATCAAGGACGCCGTTCCTGGCAAGAACCTGCCGCCGATGCACCCGAACTGCCGGAGCACGACCAGGGCGTATCTGGGGGCGGATACTCTGAAGGGCGTCGAACGCAGGGCAAGAGACCCCGAGACTGGGGAGACGTACCTGGTGCCAGGGGACATGGACTACTCCGAGTGGCGGAAGCAGTACGTGAGAGACGCTGCCAGCAATGCGAGCGCGCCCGGGGCCATTGCCAATGTGGGTAATAATGGGTACAATCAGGATGCGGACTATGTCGTCTCTGCCAGGGATATTTACGCAAAGTGGGATAAGACCGACAGGAAGGTGTTCGCGGATGAGCTGCTGAAGGCTAACGGGCTAAGTCTAGAGGCGCAGGTTCATCCTCTAGGTAACCCCTTTGGGCAGTGCGCTATGAACTTCGGTGAGCCGCAGATGAAAGTGCTCAGCTATGAACTGAATTTGGATGACCAGCGAGCCCATCACTATCAGGTCAAGACCGCATTCCATGAGCTGTTTCACGCTAAGGCACACGGGTTGACGCACGACATTCGTTCAATCGGCTTCTCCGAGTGGGGATTTTTCGACGACGTTTTTGCGGAGATAAGTGCGCATCACCTTGCTAAGCGCATCGGACTCACGGGCGAAATAGCCCCCAGCTACGCGAGTTACTTGATCAAAGCGTTGCCGAAGCTGAAGCTGCTTCCGGAGTACGCCGGCTGCAGTACTATTGCGGATTTTGGCTCCGTGGCAGTCAACTACAGATTCGGTCAGAATCCTACTGCAATGTGGGGAGCGGTGGCTAAGCACGTACGCTCAAACCCGGTGGAAGCGATTTCCTATGGCAAGCACTACGTTGACTATCTGGAGCAGCACGCGGAGTCCTTGGTTGATTGTCTTCTGGGGGGATCTCCCGAAGACCGCAAGTATAGAACCTACATGATTGCCGATGCACAGCGAGTAGTCGCGGTTATTAGGGGCAACGGTAGAATATCTACCAGCGGACAGGAGTTCTTACTGAATGGGATGTTGTCCATAGCAATGAACCGCGTGGGGGTGGTTGTTCCGTGATTTACTATGAGCTTCGCAACTGGCTGATTGACCAAGAAAATGAGGAGAAGGCCTTTGAGATCATTGAGAGGTGCATATTCTCTGACATCAACTTTCCTGAGCAATTGGCGAACGCGGTGAGAGAGTTGCGCCAGATAGGCGAGAACGAGGTTGCTGACAAGCTGGAACGAGGCGAGCTCAAAGTCCCATTCTTGGCATAGTCCTGCGTCAAGTATGTCCTACTCATCGAACAAGGTTGCTGTTGGCTAACATCGGTCAGGCCGGATCTGGGGGGATTGTTCCGTGATCTACATTCCTGATGCATGGATGGTTGATGTGTCCAAGAACGAGCAGGTCCATGATATACTTGGCCGGCATTTCTTCACTGACCTCAAGGTAGAGGGAGAACCTGACCACAATGCTCTGGCCATTGCTGAGTTGCTGCAGATTGGAGAATACATCATCGCAGGCATGCTGGAACGACACGAGATATGCTTTGGTTTGGCATAGAGCACAATAGTGAACTACCACCTTTCGCGCGGAAGGTGGTTTTTTCATGCCCAGGAGTGCTGATGGCACAAAAAGCTGCACGACTAAGCCGACGGGCGTAAAACGGGAGGAATCTCTGTGGATAAGGAAGAGCTGTTCTATTTAGACCTTCAGTGTTTCGCCGACGACGGGGGAAACGGTGATGGTAGCAAGGGCGATGGTGGTGGCGCTGGTGGCGCCAGTGGCGGCGATGGATCCGCATCAGGTACTGGCGACGGTAACTCGGGAGGAGACAACAAGACCTTCACCCAGGACGACCTGAACCGGA